TTGTGTTGAGGTTCTATTCTAAGAACAGATGCAGTTGCACCTGATACTGTGCCTGTGATTGTTTCATCTATTTGAAAACCACTTACAGAATCAAAATATAAATAACCACCAGGATAAGCTCTTGGAACAGAAGTATATCCTACACCACCATTCTTTATCTCAATAGTTCTAATTCTTCCGTCATCTGATATAATAGCTCCGCTATCATCATATGCATCAAGTGTCACAGGTTTTCCGTCTTCATGTAATAATCTATTGAATTCGGTTACAAGTTCTATTTTTTCACCATTAATACAAGGAACTGCAAAAACAACTCTATCATTTTTTGCATGATAAACAGAACCATCACCTGGGTCTACTTGTAATATTCCATCTCTGAAAACTTTGACTGTATGGTCATTAAAGAATACATATCTTCCATTGACATCTTTAACACCTGCACCACCAAATAACGCTTGGCCTGCAGTTGCAATAAACTCAAATTGACCCCAAAGTGTAGCATTTTCTAATACAATTTCATCACCAGTTGCACCAATAACTGCCTCAGCACCATTACCACCTGAATTGGTTTCATCAAAGACAACCATTTCACCCGCTTCGTAATTAATACCTGGAGATTCTATGATAAATTCTTTGACTTCACCTGCTGATAGTTCATCAACTCTTGCAGAAGAGTCTACAACTCCTGCATCATCTTTAGCACCTGTAAAGAGTATAGTATCGTTAAGTGTGTATAGAGAACCTATTGTAGATTTCTCCATAAGAATACCAGAACCATCTTCTGCTAAGAGAACACCATCACCATCTATGTCATTGAATTGATGTATGTAAGTAGATGAACCACTATCTGTATTGATTGCAGTATTAACACCTAAAATTGTTCCTGTATATGATGTAATACCATCTCTATCTAAAACGGTAACAGTTGCATTTTCTACGAATGTTCCATAATGATTTCTGGATATACTACATGAGTAAATATCTGTTGAAAGTGTATTTAATCTTTCTATGTTTGCTTCTGCAAGAATAGTCTTACCATCTACATCGTAATATGTTATTCTATCTGTTTCTGCAGGTATCTTATCAGGAGACATCTGAAGAACTAATCTTCGTTCTTCACTATGATTCGACTCTGATACATAGAGTGTTTCGTCATCAGGATATCTTACTTCAGCATCCTGAGCATATAAGAGTCTCATTAAGAATTTAATTGACTCTTCACTTCCTTTTTTCTGATATAAATCAGAAATATTTTTAATTGTTAACCTTTTATTTTTTAACTTTGATAAGTCAATAGAAGGCAAGAAGTCTTTCTGGAAGTATTGTAGAAATTCTTCTGTTGTATGGTCGATATCAGAATAGTCTAATAATCGATTGTTTGCAAGTATAGAATTTTCTCTATAATTTTGAACGACTGCAGTTTGTAAACTATTTCTACCCTCAATGACTTCATCTTTTGAAAAACCATTTCCTGAGATTGTAGAAACATAAACTATATTATCATTAATGACATCGATTCTTGCAATAGAACCATTTTCTTTTCCATAAATGTATTCACCCACTGTAAGAGGATTTGCATTTGGATTAGTATTTGTCGCAGTCTGTTCATTAATAATCTTTGATGTATTTTCATCGGGAGACGGTGAGACGGTCGCAGTCTCTAAAAATAAAGAACCTTGACCGTCTTCTAAAGCAATACCGTCTAAATCGCTTTGTGATTTAAGAGTTATAATCTCTTTCTCTAAGAATTCAAAATATGCAGATAAAAATGCCGAAAAGGCAGGTGCATCTTGTCTTACATGTTCTGGTAAGATTGTATGCAGTCTTTGTGTTATTTTATCTGATGATAATGATTCGTGAGACATTTATTTTACTCTTAACTTAATGTGCAACCATTGTTTGCAACAACAAACCATGATGAACCGTTCCACATACACACACAACCTTCACCTTGAGCATCAAGTGTGATTTGTTCAGTAGTATCTGTTGAAGCACCCCATGATGCTACAGTGATAGCTGCTGAACCTCCACCACCCATGCCAGAACAGATTAACAACATTAATTGTCCAGTTTGTGTTCCTGAACCTAAATCGAATGCAGTTTTACTTGAAAAACCTGTTCCATTTATAATGTTGCAAAACTGATTTTGCAAGGTTGAACTAGTTGCCGTATGTGTGACAATATCGTCTACTGCTAAATGAGTAGGAATATTTTCAAACAATTGACCAATAGTCATTTTTTTATTTACAGGTGTTCCACCTGGGTTATCTACGATGTGTAGTAAATCATCAGCACCGATTTGTGAATCTGATACTGCTGAAAGTGCTGATATTTTTTTATCTGCCATTTTATTTCTCCTTTTTTATATAATCCAAATTAATGGGAAACTACTCGCGGGACTCGCGACCACTTTATTCATAACGAATACCTTAATATGTAGAACTAGATGTTGAATTAAATCCAACCCCAGCACTACTCTCACCACTTGCGATGGTGTCTATTTCACCTTTGACCGTGACATCTGCACTAGAGATATCTACTAGAGAACCTCTGGTTGCTACTACATCATAACTGTCTGGTATAACAGTGAAATCAATCGTTGTATTGGTGTTTACTGTTGAGGTAACCATCAATGCATTGATTGTAATTTTACCTGTAGTGTAATCTACTGTTCCTGCAGTAGTATCACTATAGATTCTTGTTGAGCCGGAAAGATAAAATCTTCTCAGATTTCCTTCTCCGTCATCATCAAAATATTGTGTGTTTACAGAATCTCCTGTAACCGTAAATCCTGTTGAAGATAATATACCACCTAAATCTGCATTGTATTTGTTATTTGGGTGATAAAAAGCATTACCAAATTCATTGGTGTAACCAATCTTTTTGTTTAAAGTCATATTTGTTGCTTTCTTCAATCTTATGTTTGTTATATTAGAAAGAATTGATGTATCTGTTTCATCAATATTCTTTACTAAGTTTGAATGTCTGAATATACTATCGAAGTTCGCAAGATTTTCTGAATCATAGGTATTTATTGTTGTATTTACCAATTGTTCTAACTCTCCTCTTGATAGTGTTGTAAAGTTGTTGTTATACTTGAATGTTGTTGAGATAAGAATCTTAATAATTTCTGGATTCACAATCTCTGGTCTTACTGTAACCATATTCAATGCATTTAGTTTTCTAACTACTTCTGACTTTTCTACTTCAGTTAAATAGTCTGAGTTTTTAGGTTTGATTGCAAGAAACACTTTACCATATTGTGGTGGATTATTATCTTCTCCACCCCATACTGCAACTGCATCTGCATTCGGATAATACTCACTGACCTTTGCTTTGTAGTCATTCAGTGTTACCAGTCTGTTCTGAGATGTAAAGAATTTGTTTGCTTTAAACTTGATAGACTCAATTGATTCTTTCTCTGCACCACCTGTTGAATTCTGTCTAGTTGTAATAACTGAATCTGAATAACCATTTACTGCAGTAATCTGTTGAAATGTTTTTGCACCATCGGCATGTTCTGCATCAACTACAATATAAGTTGCAGTGATTATATCACCGTCTAGTAATTCATTTCCTAATACACCATCACCAAAATAGATTTCTAAATATCCTTCTTCGTTCTCTTGTGTATAATATACTTTAGATGTTGTTGAGATTGTAGAAATATCTGTAGACAATGCATAAGTTTCTGAAACACCACCTGAGTTGACTACTACTGATAATTTACTTCTATCAACTCTTTCATTCGATAAAACAAACTTTGAGTTTTTAATCTGTCTGTCATAGACAAAAGAATCGACCATATATGCTCCTTGTGATATCTCAACATTTGAATAATTAAAGGTCGTAGAATTCTGAGTAGGTTTGTTTGTATCTGTAGTCACAAAGTCATATGATACACCATCAAAAACTGTCTGAAAAACATGTCCTCTAGGAATAGTCATTTCTGATAAAGTTGGGAAAGTTCCGTCTGCATTCACAACATTGTTAAGTGCAATATCTAAGAGAGCAGATGATGCTTTTTCAGATGCAGGTGTAAAACCTAAATCCTTGGCACGAGATACTACATTCTTTCTAATTTGGGCAGAATCTAAGAAGAGTTCTGACGCTGCAATATTAGTATTGACTGCACCAATATGTGATGAGTATGCAAGTAAGTCAATCAATGTTGACATTGTTGAACCTTCGAAGTTATAATCTTTTAATTTATCTTGTCCTTTAAGATATGCTTTTAGATTATCTGAGATTGCATCGAAATCTAATTCTGTAATGTTTATTTGTGAACTCTTTGTTGCCATTATCTTGCCCTTTTAAGTGTCATGTTGACTTCTTGATTCGGCATACCATTCAAAATTGTATAATTTATTGTGATATGCAAATCATTATTTCTTTTTATTGTGAATTGAGGTATTACATTTGAAACTCTTGGTTCAAAATCCTCAATAACTTCTTTAATTTTCATTTGTGCAGTTTTGACTCTTCTTTCAGTGTTAAGTGCAAACAATAAGTCTCTCATTCCACCAGCAAGAGCAGGTTTGAATGGTCTTTCATAGTAATTCGTCAACATGATATTCTTAATTGACTGTTTGATTGCATCTGAGTCTTTCTTAATTGTTAAATCACCTGTTATAGGGTGTGCAGTAAAGTTCATGTCTAAATCTGCATAAACTTCCTTCGATGCTACATTCTTTCCTTGTGATTTTAAATCTGCCATATATCTATTTATACTCCCTATTTACCTTTCACTGAAGTATATTTACCTGCACTTGAACCACCTTTTACAGTCGTTTCATGTTTGTGGGTTGCAAGTGTTATTCCATTTCCAGCATCTGTTGATATATCACCAACTGCGTCAATTGTAGAATCATTTGTCTGAGCACCAGTGATATGAACTGTACCGTCAACTTTCAAGTTAGTGGTCATTGTTGTTTCAGGAGATGTAAAGGTAGTATTACCAACAACATCTGCATTTAATGTTCCTTGAATTTGTGCATCAACATTTCCTTTCAATACATTCATATTAACATTACCTGTATCAACTGTTATATTAACATTGCCGTGACCAACTTGTAAGTCTGCATTACCGGCAATATACACTTTGTCGTCTTTAAGTATTGCAGTGTAATTGTTGTTTACAATTCTGGTGACTTCTGAACCGTCTGCATGAATCTCATGGAATGTTCCTGACCTATGATGAACATTTATTCTTTCTGCTTTTGGTGTGTCATCAATTTCTAAAACATGTCCTGCCTCGGTTTGCAAAACCTTATTGTAAGGATATACAGGTTTTGCTTGGACATCCACAAAGTCTCCTAAAATCTTTTGTGTTGATGTGTGAAGCATGCCACCGTTAATTGCATGGTCTAAAACTCCACCTCTTGCAATAGAAGATAAATCTGATTCGTCTGTATATAAAGGATAGTAAGGCAACATATCTGCAGTCACCTCTAATTCTGTTATAGTAGAACCTGTATTATCATAATTGATTGAAAGTTCTTTTGGTGTTTTTGGTGCAGTGTCTATTGCAGTTGATAAACCATGTGAACGATTTGGTGCTTGTTCAGGATTCGGTCCGTCTGGAGTATCTTTATACTCATCAACAGTTAATCTTCTAGGGTCATTGAATCCTTTTTCAATATTTCTGTTTAGTAATTCATCTTTAGTTGTTTCTTTATAACCTTTCTGAGGAATACCAGCAGAGACATGTGTTATAACAGGGTCTTGCTTAGTTTCACCATCTCTGAAGAATCCAAATACTGTAGAACCCTCTACAAGTCCATGTTGAGTTCCTATTCCAGACAATCCTGCTGAAGTTGTTGGTAATAACACCTGTGCCCACGGCAGGTCAGGTGTTGCAATGAATTGTTTATTTTCTGAATGAATTCCATGTATTCTTACACGAACTCTTCCGACCATCAATGGGTCGTTTCTGTCTTCAACTATTCCATAAAATGTTATCATATTTCTCTCGGTCTTGCAGTGTTATCTAATGGTGTGACATTTTCTACTTTGTCCATGTAAGATTCTTTTACACATTCCATTGTCAATGTTCCACCTAATTGTGATGGACTACCAACTAACTTCAAATCAGTTATAAGATATCTATCATCGTTTAATTTATCTG